CGGAGCGATTCGTAAGAACACAAATCGGATCCGCTTACCGGTAGACTCACTCCAGATGCGCTAAGAACTAGCGCACCTAAGAGTGACTGTGCGCTAGCTCTAGCATTTCCAGAGCAAGGGCCTACCGTGCCCCCTTCTTATCAGAAGGGAGCCACCCATCGTAGTTTGGTGCCGACGACTACGGGACGTCCAGAACGTTCCAAATGTTGCGGATCCTCCTGTAAAACAGGAGAAGCCAAACACTTGTATAAGGCCGGAATACCAGAGATCGAAGGACCTTTGATAACCGGTCGCAAAGCATATGCTCTGACTCTAGGAGCATACGTTCGCTCGTCCATCTTTTCTGTCACGTAAGGCAGGAAAGATAGACGACCTATACCAGGTGAAGTCGGTTCGACGATTGGATAATGTCCCTTTAACAGGACAGAAATCCGTTCGTCTAGCCAACTGGCCGTTTTCCACATACCGCGCAAGTACAGGCGGTTACGGAATTCAACCAGAGCCTTCACTTTGGTTCCGTCCTTCCGTGATTGAGGAAATTCCTTTTTAAACCGAACAGGAGTAACATCCTGCCCGGCATAGAAATCTCCTCCACAAGACTCTCGGAACTTGCCGTTCCAAAAAGACTTGCGATCGTTAACCTTGAAGCCGAACGCCTCAAGATGATCGATCACGGAAATGACACAGTCCGTGGGGACAATGATATCATCCCCATAGACGCGCACTTTACCACGGAGCTCGTTCAAAAAGCTCCGCGTGAGTGGTCTACCCCTTGCGTTTGAAATCCCCATAAGAACGATGACAAGAAAAACCATCGCCTCGAAGGGGAAGCAAAGGGCGGAACCCATAGACGCGAATTTCCGTAGATTGGGAATGCATAACCCCAATTCGGAAATCTCTGCTCTGCGACTTCTAGTAGCATCCACCGCGGCATATAACCACGGATGATGCTCCAAAAGTTGCTTTACAAGCAGATACGGAACACGGTCGCTGGCTTCTTTGAGATCCAAAGTAGCCAACTGACCAGTTAGGGAACCTTCACAAGCCAAATCCCTATTAGGGACCTGGTCTGTGAATCCAAGGAAACTAGAACATAGTTCCTCTGGGTCTTCTAACTCTAGGACTAAACGACGGAGAATGCCCTGCTGCATAAACTGCATGTAGGACGGCTCCATCGCTATCACCCTAGGGCTTCGTAGCGTTTTAGGAACAGAGATCACCTTAACAGGCATCTCTTCTCCAGGTTCAAGGAACTTGATCTGGTCTTGGAAGTAGAAGTACTTCCAACCTGGTAGACAAAATTCCGAGTAAGGAAAGATGCTTTCCAGGCGTTGAGTCCATTGCGGCATTCTGAACTTGTTGTTCCCAACAAGCCCATCTGCCGTAGACCCAGGACCATGAGCAGGCTGAATATCACCACTATAGATATAACTATCCATAGTAGTGAGAACATCAGCAAAAAGCAGCCGGGAGGTCCTGTGGAAACTCTGTAAGAGTTCCCGCGAGACCGTACTTTCCCATGCTTCAAGTTCCTTCTCACATTCTACGTAGGCCTGCATCGCGCGAACTACACGTGAATCACTACACGGTAGTTCGATCTTTGCAAACAGGTTAGTTAACTGCCTGATCGCGAAGATGCAATCGATGCTAGGCATCGGTAGAAGTTGACCACTCACCTTATCAAACACTTGACACATGAAACCCTGTAGGAATACAGGGACCATGTAGGTGTTCGGACCACTTCGAGAAAACTTGAAGGGTCTAAACTCCCGGAGGTCAACATAACCTCGGTCTAGAGCTTTTTCAAACTCTTTTCCGAAGTCGGGAAGGGTTATCGTTAGGAACGAAAACCCTTCGTGTTTGACGCGACGCCTGACGGTTTTAATGTCAGACGTAGTGCAAGTGTGGCACCACTCCGCCAATTCTTCAGCGGAGATGCACCATAGATCTATCAGGCTTTTCATGCTTCCTCAATTCATCATTGGGGTGTTGCATCCTTAGTCACAATAGATCTGCATCTCTTACGAGGACAGCCGTAAAGACTGCATCCGCTATCAGAACTAATTACTCAGTTCTGACCCTGGACAAGCTTCAGGGCATTCGCGTTCGTGGAAGCCGTGAGCCACGCAGTAAGCGCGTTCACGGAAAGCACTGCAGTAGCGGGATCTACGATCCCGTTAGTAGCAGGCGTATCCACGACAAGGTACACAGACGTCGACTCATAAGCCGACGACCCGGTCACGAAAGGACTGGGGTTAACCAGCCCCACGTTCAAACGCGCCATACGGCGCGTTCGACGACCGTACTGGTGACTCAGCTCCAAAGCGAAGTCTGAACCACCGGTACCTGTAGCGTAGAAACGTCCGGAGTTAACTCCAGACGAAACACGCACCAGGCTCTGTGCAACCGCGTTATATGTAACGGATTGCGGATCGGCAAACGCCATGTGACAGATCTCCTAGTGAGTGATGTCATATCTGACATCGTGATGGTTCTGGAGGCTTATGACGCTCCAGTTCGCCATTCACTACCAGTGGCTAACGCCAACGGCAGCAAGGATCGCCTTCTGCTGGAGGTTTAATCCAGTATAAGACAATCCAAATCCGTACGGTGTCGCGGGAAATCGCATCTTCCACTCTTCTAACTGAGTGAATTGCAGCCCGGAAACCAGTGAGTTTCCACCGGCAGTCCAGACTGCTTGTTGCTTTTTATGGGTCATGATATACCCATAAAGAAGATGCAAACCATCGTGGGAAAATGCTCCGACGTTGTGTAACACATCGCCGAAGTTAAAAGCCCAATCGACGGCCCACGACCACGGGGCAGCGTCCCAAACAATCTCAGGTGTGATTTCATTCACACCTAGGCCCAATATTCTATTGGCATAATCTGCATGCTTTTGCAGTGCAGACATGTTGTTACGGGAAACGGGTAAGAAGTATTCAAAACACCCCTTAAACCAAACATCTGTAGTGCTAATAGCACTATA